TGGGGTAATGTCCGTGTGTGTGACTGCGGACGGGTCGCGCATCATCTCGGGATCGTCCGACAATACGGTGAAGGTGTGGGATGCAGTGAGCGGCGCGTGCGTGTCGACTCTGGAGGGTCACAGTGGTCCGGTAGAGTCTGTGAGTGTGTTTACTGATAAAACAGGAGGAAAAAGGATAAAACGTAAATCAAATAAACGTAAAACAAAGAAACATAATTCGAATAAACGTTTATCAAAGAAACGTTAGGAAAATAGAAGTTTTTCTATATAAATGCCTTGTCATAATGGTTGTATCAGGTCTGTTTGATTGGATATGAATAGCACGCATATCATCTCGGGATCGGCGGACAAAGTATGGAAAGAAAATTTATTACAATTAGGAGGGAAAAAACGAAAAAAGAAAGTAAAATATACAAAAACAGCACAGAAAAAGATCGTATAAGAAGAAACGCTATTCATCTAAAAAATTCCATATCTGATAAATAAAATAAATCATTTATAAAAACAATATAAAAGAGAATTGATAATAACAAGTATATGTTACAAGCGCGTCCTTTATTTGTTGTTATGAGTTCAAGTGTACTTATTTTTTCCTATTTGCATACCCAAGTGAGTATATGCAAAGATCCGTGGATAAAGTCATTGTGTCCTTTTCGTGGAAATGTAGTATGTGCTGCATTGGGAATGAAACACAAAGTATAAATAATTTCTGTTTCTATTGTATGGCTGAAACCCGATTCAATAGTGACGACTCACGTATATCAAAAAAATTACAACAAATGACGGATCCAGGTAAATATCATTTGAATGCGCCAGGAAATGGTCTCACACCCTCTTATGTAGCGGATCCTCATATCATCTTACAAAAATGGGGCGGTAATCTACACACACATTCTGTGAATTTGGAGAGCGAACTTTTTGGCGTGAATCGCCCTCTCAGTCGCGATTGTTTAGGAAAAGATGAATATCACCGATATGATTTTCCATCGGAACCGATTGCTTATCCGGAATGCAGAGATTTGTATACAGAACAATCAAGAGCCATTGCACCGGCGTGGATGTTTAAAGATTTGGAACAAGTCAATTGGTATGATTTACCTTTGAATCCACAAGAAAATACATGCCTACCCTTTCAAAACAATGTAAGTACACGTCTTTTAGAAAAAGATGCCTTTTCTACTGGTTCTATGAATATAAGAATACAAGAAGAAATGAATGCCAATACTTCATATACTTTATTGCCCCTGCCTATCGAGGCGTCTTCTGACAGAAAAAAGTAAAAATAAAAACCTTGGCTATATGTAATGGAAATCGCCATCCCTTTTATAGCATTAGCAGGCGCCTATGTCATATCGAATCAATCGTCCAAATCAGACAAAAAACGTCTGGAACGTGGTTTGGATCGTATTCAGTCGGATCGACCAGGAAGGGAGGCCTTTACTGGATACAAGGGAAATTCAAACGAATTACCCAATACGGATATTCCTCCCACGAATTATCCTGTATCCAATGTGTCCGAGCTGGTTGATACGGTACAACGATATTCGAATCCCAATACAGCGACAGACAAGTATTTTAATCAAACCTTGTACGAAAAACAGGAAATACAGGGAACCCAAGTAGGTAATCAATTGCAGGACATTTATTCTCTCACTGGTAATTATTTGGATAGTTCTCAATTCAAACACAACAATATGGTACCCTTTTATGGTGGTAAAATCAAAGGACAAGTGTACGATGTGGATATAGCCGAGACGATGTTGGACAATATGGCAGGATCGGGATCTCAGGTGATTAAAAAAATAGAGCAGGAACCTTTGTTTAAACCAGAAGACAATGTACAATGGGCCTATGGTGCACCCAATCAAAGTGACTTTTTTCAATCACGTGTTGTTCCCGGTCTAAAGAGTTCAAACGTGAAACCATTTCAAACAGAAAACGTGGGACCGGGATTGGATGCCGGTTATACAACCCAAGGAAGCGGTGGTTATAACGCGGGGCTACAATCGCGCGACAAATGGTTACCAAAGACGGTAGACGAGATGCGCGTGGTAACCAAACCAAAGATGGAATACTCGCTGAATGAATTGCAAGGACCCTCTTATTCTCACGTTCAGAATGTAGGTATCTTGGGTCGCGTGGAGAAGAATCATCCGGATACTTTTTTTATCAATACACAGGATCGCTGGCTTACAACGACGGGTCAAGAAAAGGCACAAGCTTTGCAGCCGATACAAGAAGACCGATATACAACTCGTTCTGATACAACCACCTCCTATACGGGTGTGGCTTCGATGGCGGAAAAGAATGGCAGTTATACAGAAACACATTATACGGAGCCGAAACGACCGGTATTGTCGCCAAAGGATGTCACTATTTCATCTGCACAGGGACGGGGTCCAAGTACAGACAAGGATACATTTTTAAAGAGTCACACCAATTATACAAATCACCGTGCTACTACCCGTCAACCAGATACGATGCGTAGTTCGTTTAGTGGGGCGATTGGTGCGGTCATTGCACCATTGATGGATGCTTTTCGTCCGACACGCAAGGAAGAATACGGAGACAATGTGCGCGTCTACGGAGGTGTAGAAGGGGAAGTTCCCAAATCGTATCTCTTGAATGCACACGATACACCCGTGGTTACTGTAAAGGAGACAACCTTGTATTCCCCAGATACCTATATTGGTAACCAAACGAGCAAGGGAGTAGTGTTGCATAACCAAACACCGATTGATAATCAACGTGATACAACCAATGTCAGTTATACAGGTAATGCGGGTGCGAATACACAAGGATTATTCAACAGAGAATCGAATGAGAGACAATATAACAATGACAAATTGGAGATGGCACAGATGTCCTATACACCCCAAGGAAATACACAGATCTTTAACCAAAAGACGAATATCAATGTGGCCAAGTTGGAAACGGACAGGAATAACCCGCGACTGTGGGTACCAGGTCCTACGTCGGTTTCACAGGTATCTGTTGGAAAGGAAATTTACGGGAAAATGACGGGTCCTCAGGAATACGATGAAAACAAAATTGGCGTGGATCGCATTCAACCTGAAATGTTGAGTGCATTGAAGACGAATCCCTATGTTCAAAGTTTTCATTCGTGGGCGAATTTCTAATGTCCAATAGGCTCCGTGATCATATATTCTTCTGTATTCATTGTTCTTTTATATTATTTCTATAGGTGCACTTTTTTTCTTTATATTCTTTTTTATATATTTTAAACCCGCATTTGGTTCGAAAGGTGGATATGCGTAATTATTTTGATATAAAAACATACATCATTATTATATCAAAACTGTCATCATTATTAAAAATACATACACCCATACTCGATAAATTGGATTATTTTTATAAAATAAACAAAATACCTAATATTATTTTCCACGGACCTTCTGGATCGGGGAAGCGGACGATTGTAAATCATTTCATCCAAACAATTTACAAGAATGACAGAGAGAAAATAAAAACCTTTGTCATGTACGTCAATTGTGCACACGGAAAGGGCATCAAATTCATACGCGAAGAATTGAAATTTTTCGCCAAAACACATATCCATTCCAATGGGGGAGATATTTTTAAAAGTATTGTGCTCTTGAATGCGGATAAATTGACGATCGATGCACAATCCGCGCTCCGACGGTGCATTGAGCTATTCAGTCACAATACACGCTTTTTTATTATCGTAGAAGACAAGTATAAATTATTGAAGCCAATTTTGTCGCGCTTTTGTGAGATCAATGTACAAGAACCAGTATATAAAAATGACACCATAAACTTGTACAAGTATAATATCCAAGAGACGTTTAAAAGCAAGGCAATCAAAAAACGACGTATTGATTGGTTGAAAAAGGAATTGACGAAACACACATCTTCCTTTACTGAATCCATTATTCATTCACTCTCGATTGATTTGTATGAAAAAGGATATTGCGGATTGGATTTTGTTGATATCATTGAAGAAGAATCGCCTCTTGTATCTCATTTGTCTTTAGAAAAAAGATACGAATTACTCTTTGCAATGAGTCGTGTTCGTAAAGAATTTCGCAGTGAAAAATTGTTTCTCTTTTTTATTATGCATTTTTTGTTCATAAGTTCAAATGAAAGTTTAGAAAATATATCCTTCATGTAAACAATGGATGATTACGATGTATCTTCTCTTCATCAATCGAAAAATGAATGGGGGTCACGATTGATTACGATTATTACACCTCTTGTAATGGAAGGATTTCAATCCATTTTCGACGAAGCTATTTCTCTTTGTAAAGCAAACAACGAACATGATAAATATTTGATGACGTTTCAAAATTTCATCAGTCGTATTCCCAAATGGAATACTAGCATTATTGAAACCGAGAGAAAACGTATTGTCGAAAAAAGTGGATGCCAATATTTAGAAGATCTTGTCACGTGTGTTCATATTATCCAACTTAAATTACTTTCCGCAATACGTGTCGGACAGAAACAGAAGAAGATCAATATCAATATTCCCAAATTGGACGATTTTATTCACAAGTTGTATATTCATACAGCGCGACGTGTCTACAAGAATGTATATTTGTTTGAAATAGGTATTCCCCCTTTGCAGACACAAAAGAATCAAAGAGAATTGGAGATTCTTGTGCAAGAGGGTATTATGCATACATTACGAGAGAGTGTTCCGGTGGAGGCAATTTTACAGGCTTATATGGACGAAACAGAAGAAGAAGATGTGGTGGAAGAAATCAAGGAACAAATAATAGATGCCAAGGTGGATAAGGAAGAACCACCAATTGTTTCTACAAAAATCGATGAAACAGAAGTGAAACAATTGGAAAGTGAACCTATTTCTTCTACAAAGCACGAAGACAAGGATCCATTGAGCTTTCCTGATTTGCCTCCTTTATTTGATGACGAATTATTGGGAGGTATGACAAACAAAGTGAAATTTGACGATGTTTCTTCGGTCAAAGATTTTGAGAGAAATGTGGAAGAAAAGGTGGCCACTGTTTTTGAAAAAACGACAAACAATATGTTTGATTATGAACCGTCGTCGTCGTCGTCGGACAAGTTGAAAATATTTGATGAAGATATCAATTTGGACAATTTGGATATCCACGTAATTGATCCACCTAATTTGAATATCAATGATGTGAATTTAATTGGCGATATAGAGATACTGGCGTAAACGTGCAAGTACGCGTTTAAACCCTTGTTTGTTTGTTCTCTTGTATTATACAACAGAACAAAATGACTACGATTGTAGAGGCTGTTATTGTTTCGATTGTTTATTTTTTGGTTCGATTTATTGAAATGCGATTTTTAGAAAAAGAGAGCAAACCATTGAAATGGTTGATAAAGGATACATTGTTGGTGTTTTTCAGTGTGTTTGTAGGAGGACTTTTATTGGATCAATTGTCGCCTGTACTCAAACAAACCGGTGGAGAATCTATATCCATTCAAAATCCAACCGTCTTTACAGACAATCCTGCTTTTTAATTTTGTATTTTGTATTTTGTATTTTGCATTTTGCATTTTGTACCTTTTGTACCTTTGTATTTTGCATTTTGCATTTTGTACCTTTTGTACCTTTATATATCTAAAACAATTGCATTTTCAGGATAAATATCCACTTTCCAATCGTTGTTTATCCATTTGTTTGGAAAAATGATTATTTTATTCGGATTTTGATTTATATAACCACCCCACCAAGAAAAAGTACTGTTACCCGAAATACCTCCTCGTAGACACAACGACATCAAATACAGAGAATGGAGAGAAGACACATTCTCTATTATATCTTTTTTTATATTTGCCAAAGGAGGAAAGGTTGCACAAAAAGGAACATCGTCACTAAAAACGAGAAAATAGGCATTTGGTTCGATAGAAAGGATCTTTTCAATAGCTCGTTTATAATACTTTTGTAAATCGATGTAATGTTTGGTATCACCACGACGTATATGAATAAAAAAACAATGGTTTTGATTCTCTTGACTGATTTTTGTATTGTAAAATGTTTTGATATGTTCATATTCTTTATTGGATAAAATCAATTGAATGAATTCGTTTTTGTATTTTTTGAAATATGTTTCGTTTTGAAAAGATCCATCCAATAAAACAAAATCCTCGTCTTCCCATTGTGTCTTGGAAGGAGGAACATAACTGAAACAATCCTCGGCTACTTCATTGTATTTATAAACCTCATTCATATTGCAGTTTTCAATGGCAGTCGATGGAAAATGGGAAAAAATCGAATGAAACAATTCATTGTTATTACTTGTATTTAATATATAGAAATTCATATCATATCCTTTTGCCAAAGCATATCCTGCAGCCACTTGAAATAGTTGATGTCCTATCCCCCCTTTGATAACCGACCACAATGTTTTTTTATGAGGTCTGTTATGAAAAGAAATTTTACGATGAATACTGTCGTTGTACAATCCATAATTGGATGGAAATATTTGTTGCTTATTTAATATATATCCTATTATCAAATCTTCGTAAGGAATACCATCTATATCCTTTTTATTTACATTACTTATTATATTCATTGATTTTCGATTTAAAAAATACAATGGACCACCACAATATACACTGTTCGGTGTGTTTATTTCTGTGGTGACAGTAATACCCTTTGATCTAAGATAATTACTGTTGTTTTTTTTTGCGTGCGATACCAAAGTTACACCAACATAAGGCATATTCATTTTTTTATTAAAAGAGAGAAAGGTCATCAAGGAAGGTATATCTAAAATAACATCGTCGTCACATTTGAAACATCCAATGCATTGCGGGAAATGCTGTACAATCGTCTTGAATAACGCTAACGATTTGTAATGCAAATAGTCATATGTATCGGGTGTTTTCAAAACAATGTATTTGTTGTCTATACATATAAAATTTTTATCGATTGTCACATCACCATACACAATATATACTTTCATAGTAGGTATTTTCTTTTCTAACATAGTACCAAACATAGTATATAATTGTTCTGCCTTTTTCAAATTCTTCTTACACGTGTATATGGCAAAAATATATTCCATTAATGTATAATGTAATATAATATTATATTCTTTCTACGAATATATCTTCATCTACCCGTCCATACTTTCACCAAAGGTAAAGAAGAATGACGATAACGGTTACGTTCATAGTCTTCTATTGAAAATCCCCATTTCATATATTTTCGTATGGATCCAAGTAGAGAAGGACAATGCAACAAACGTGGACATTCTTTGAAAAAAAGAATACCTAGGATTCTCTCCAAACAACAACGATCCGATCTTGTTTGTATCACGGGTAACAAGCGGAATAGATCATATTTTTTCTGCAAGGAAACCAGAAAAGAATGATAAATGACACATTGAACACCGAAACATCCATACCATTCCCTTTTTTGTTTCATTGTATCAATCATATCATCTTGATTAGAAATATGATACACATCTCTATGTTTCAACATATGTAACAATTGTTGTGTTCTTGCGAAATTCTCTCCAATGTCTTCTACAAAATGCCACAATGGCATCACAGGAGCCACCATTTTGTGAAAAGGAATCTTTTTCTGGAAAAAAACACTGTCGTGTAAAAAGATCGCTTTTTCGAAAAAAGGGTATGTATAAAAATAATAAAAGGGTAATAATTCACCGCGACCAGGAAAGATAGATGCGATATAAATGACATTTTCATAATCGCGATCCGCTTTTACATATTCTTGTTTGCTGTTGTCATCAATCACAACAATAATACGTCGAGGATAAAACATTTGTATCCGTTGAATACAAAGATTCCAATAACGATTTGTTTTGACACACGTAACGTGACGGGTAAGAATAAATCCATATGTACCCTTCATATATGTTTGTAATATTTTACAAGGGTAATTGTATACGTACAGTAAAAAATAGAAAGGATCCTTGCTATTTTTTACTCAATCAATGAAGACTATGAATACACATTGAATACAAGAGACGATTGACAAAATAACTCAATAAAAGACTCAACAACAGAATAAAGTCGGCAGCATAGGATGAAGATTCCTTATTCTTCTTTGTAAAGATGGAATAAATGATATTAATGACCTTTAATAGAATAAGAATCAACGCAAAAAGGGCGAGTAGGTAAAAATACAAACAATATTTCTTTCCTAGAGGACTGAAAAAGGTCGATTGAAAATGGGACATTTTCTTATATATACAATAGATATAAAATTGTTGTCTAAATAGAGGGACAGAAACAAGGAATGGCGTCTATGTTTATAAAAAAAGAATGTTCTCCTTCGTGAGACGTTTTTTTATTCGTCAAAAAAGACGCAAATTCTGTTCGTTTTAATTGAGCATCCGGAGAATGATTGTGCACATATCGTGCAATCATTTTATAGAGTTTGAAATCGGGATATCTCTCGGAATGATCTTTCTTATACAAAACGTTCACTCCGTTATCGTCCAAACACCATTCTGTGACAATACGTACCACTGGTTCACATAATTCCAAATCATTTATTTCTTCTAAATCGTCTACAAGATAATCAAAGAGAGAACACGCTAGACGACATAAATCGAAACTGGGATTCGGTTCCAAACGTGGTTTCTTTTCATTGAAATAAGGTTCCGTATTGTATTGTGTCGACGCATCCGCACTCTTTTGAAAACTATCACTGCAAAACAGGCGTGATTCATATTTATAAATAGCACGGCCATAGTCTATTACCTTGAAAATACGTCCGTAAGTAGGTACTTTATATACCTTTTTATCGTATGTATAATAAATATATTTTTTATCCGTTTCTACGTACATTACATTGTTGGTATGTAAATCGTTGTGTGTAAAATGGAAGCATTTTTGATAGGTGATCAATGTCATAATGATTTGCATCAATGTAGAGAGCCATTCTTTTTCTGATAATTTACGCATACTTAGTAAATGGTCCAATGTATCTGTGCATTTTTCCATACAAATTAGATTCACTGGAAAGCGAGGTATTGTCACATAAACAGGATTGCTATTGTCCATCTCTTCTTCTTGGTCTTCTTGGTCTTCTTGGTCTTCTTTTTGGTCTTCTTGGTCTTCTTGGTCTTCTTCTTCTTCGTCTTCCGTGATGGATGTTCTCGAAGAACACGAACTGATGGAATGCAATGTAGTGGAAGTGTTGTTTGTGATTACCAATTCTTCGTTCATAATATCAATCAACTCTATACCCTCTGACAAATCGGTAGACAAAGGTAGTTCCCATTCATTTCCAATATCAGGAACATCTAAATCAATGGTTTCTTTTATCTGAATCGTAGGCAAGGGTCCTTCGTCTGGTTCCAACAAATGCTGGTAATCTTCAATAAAAAAGGCCGTGTTTTTATGCTTGTTGAAAAAATCACATTGGGCCAGATATTCCAAATCGTCCACTACATTCATTGTAAAATTATTTTGCACACCTACAAAAGATCCATAAAAATCGACACCGTGTACAAATCCATATTGATGAAGCAAACGACTTGTAAAAAAGGAAAACAAGGAATCCGTATACGATGCATTGTTTTCATCCAATAATTTGGGATGTACTTCCGTGTCATTCAAGAGAGAAGGTAACTGATAGAGAGATTCGGTTTGAATATTGTATTTTCCAGATAAAAATTTATAGGGGTCCAACAAAGGAGCAAATTTGAAAAAAACATCACACAGTTCACCCTTTTCATCGATACACCTGTAAATAGAATGTGTTTGTTTGTTTTCTATGGCAGCAATCGAGTGTGTATGGTTCAAATTAATGGAATTATAATTGTTTTCATTCAAGGTGAAAAATTTGTTGTAAATAGGAACATAATTTTGTATGGCAGAAAAAGAACAACATTCCTGAACATTCCTAAAGAATTCAGTATTTTTTCTTTTTTCGTAATCAATGAGCAACCCTCCAATCATCTTTAGGTAAATACAACAATAATAATTGATTAAATAAACTTACTTTATCCTAGAAACACCCACGAAATGAAAAACTGATCCGTATGTCTTCGTGTTGCTTCTCTATTATGATGATATCCCTTGTATAAATCTTTTACATATTGAATGCGTCCAAAATAACCGAACAACAATATGACAGATACACAAGCTATAAATCGTTGATTCACTGCGAGTGAAAGCAATCTTCCTAAAAATACATAGGATACCAAATTGGCGAAACATGTATACAAGATGATATGATACAAGACAGAGAGAATCCACATATACAATAGAGGTGCTTCCAGTAACTGTTGCCATCTAAAATGTGGATCCGTTGTTTTCAAATACAATTCACCAAACATATATTGTACATACATTGTTTTTCTCTCTTGTAAACATTTAGTATTTTTGATGCATACAATATTCGATGTATACAATATTCGATAGAGAGATGTCTTTTTTTTGCGTACCCTTTATATACAATGACATTGGAATTGAAAAAGTTTGATATGAAAACCATCAGTTTCAAACCCAACGAAGCCAAGGGTCCTGTAGTAGTTCTTCTAGGACGGCGTGATACAGGTAAATCCTTTTTAGTGAGAGATCTCCTCTTTTATCATCAGGATGTTCCGATTGGTGTTGTTATTGCAGGCACAGAAGAAGGCAACGGGTTTTACAGCAAATTGGTTCCTAAATTGTTTATCCATAACGAGTACAATACAGCCATCATTGAAAATATTCTGAAACGACAACGCACTGTATTGAAGCAGATTAAAAAGGAAATGGAAACGTACAAACGGAGTACAATCGATGCGCGCGCATTTGTGATCCTCGACGACTGCCTTTATGATGGAGCGTGGACACGGGATAAGATGATGCGGCTCCTATTTTTTAATGGCAGGCATTGGAAGATTATGCTGGTCATTACTATGCAATATCCCCTAGGAATCCCACCTACGTTACGTACAAACATCGATTACGTATTTATCCTACGTGAACCATACATAGCCAATCGAAAGCGCATTTATGACAACTATGCGGGAATGTTCCCCACATTTGAGTCCTTTTGTCAGGTGATGGATCAGTGTACCGAGAATTACGAGTGCTTGGTGATCAACAACAATGCCAAATCGAACAAATTACACGAGCAAGTGTATTGGTACAAGGCGGATTCCCACAACGATTTCCGTCTCGGATCCAAGGAGTTCTGGGAATTGTCGAAAGACATTCACAGTGACGACGAAGACGAGAAATACGATCCAAACAATGTCAAAAAGCGGGGCCAAGGGGCAAAAATCAGTGTCCGGAAAACCAAATGGTAGGTATCTACGCTTTTGCTTTTGCAAAATAAAAGTAAAAATGTCAGAAAAATAGCTTTTGCTTTTCAAAAATAAAAGTAGAAATAGCAAGACGCTTTTATGAAACTTCGTTTTAAATATAAAAGCGAAAAAACAATATAAAGATATATGATGGTATAATTGTATAATGGAATTGAATATTGTTGCACTCATCGAGAATAATCCTTTATCTAAGTTATCATCTACGTATAATAATAAATTGTTGAATACAATGAAAAAAGAATTCAATGATTATGAACAACAATTGTTTGTTTCATCCTTTTATTGTTACCTGAAATATGATAAAACCAGTGATTTTGTCGTCGATTTGGATTCTATATGGAAATGGTTAGGTTTTACTCAAAAAATAGATGCAAAAAGATTATTGGAAAAAAAATTTATATATGATGTAGACTATAAAATTTTTGCTTTGGATTCAACCAAAGCAAGTTTAGAAAACAAAAAACACGGTGGACAAAATAAACAAACAATAATGATGACAATTAAATGTTTTAAATCATTATGTTTAAAAGCACAAACGAAAAAAGCGGATGAAATTCACGATTATTATATTAAAATGGAAGATATTTTACATAAAATTATTGAAGAAGAAACCAACGAATTGAAAGAACAATTGGAAGAGAAAAAACAAGACATTTCAAATTTATTAGAAAATATACATTTTTACGAAGAAACAGAACAATTGTTGATAGAAAAAAATAAAAAGAACATTGAAGAGGAAAAAAAGAAGGCGTTTGAAAAGGCGATTGTATCTCAATTCCCTGTCAATACAGAATGCATTTATTTTGGAACCATTGACAACACAAACGAGAAAGGAGAGAAACTCATCAAATTCGGACATTCCAATGATTTACATATTCGTGTACTGGACCATCGCAAAACATATGACAATTTTATTCTCATCAATGCGTTTCGTGTTCAGAACAAAGTGGAAATTGAGAACTTGATCAAAAAGCACGAAAAAGTGAAGCGACATTTACGGACCATTGAAATCAAGTTTGCCAAGAAAACAGAGATTGTCGCATACGATGAAACTTATTTTACAGTGGATAAGTTCACCAAATATATCAAGGATATCATTCATTCAAAAACATATAGCATCGATAATTTCAATCGATTGATGAAAGAAAACGAAGATCTCAAAGAGACGCTTCGCACCAAGGATGTCCTTTTGGAAGAAAAGGATGTATCTATTCTACAAAGAGACCAAGAAATAAAAGAATTGAAAGAAGCCGTTACACAAAAAACGTTATTGATTGAATCTCTGAAACACGAAGAAGATGACGACGCAAATGAAAACGACGAATTGACAAATAGTTTTCGACAATTCATTTCCTTGTACTGCATCAAAAACAAAGAGGCAGAAGTATCCAGCAAGGATATCCAAGGCTTGTACCGTTTGTGGACAAAAAAACCGTCCAAAGAATCCTATCAAGCATTCAAGTATTATTTGGATCTGAAATTCAAAACGTGTCGCGTGAAAAAGCAAGACAAGAATCAGATCGTACACGGATACCGAGGAATTGGTATACTTCCGCGAGAATATAAAAAACGTATTGTACAAAGTGATGTTCAAAATTATTTGTTCCATACTTGTTGCTTCTCTCCCGCCGCTTCCATGTTGTTTGAACCTTTATTGAAAGAGTATATCAAATGGAAACAATCATTGGAAATACTTGTAACAGGTGATGAAGAAAAAGAACTACGCGAGTATTTGAAAGACTCTGACTATGTATTGTACACCACTGTTTGGACCCCAGAAGGAAATGGTCAGGGATATTATGGAATTCATTTCAAGAAGGATGAGAATACGTATAAAAAAACGTCCGCCACTGGGAAACGCGTGGAGAAACGTTTGGTTGCCAACGATACTGTTATTGCGACTTGGGATACGATTGCAAAAGCGGCAATAGATGAAGATATGTGTGCATCTAAGATGAGTCAAAGTATTTCAAACAAACGTCGATTCGGTGATTGTTATTATTGTGCTATTTCAGTATAAGACCACTTTCTCTCTGTTTCATATATTCCCAATGTTCCATTCTCTCGTACATATATCGCAGAATCGGATGCTTGTTAAAGACATCGGGTTTGAATCCATTGGTGTCCATCCCACTCAGAATATTTTCTATTTTTATAGACGGGAAAAATTGCCTCACGACTCGAAAAAACTGATCTCGCGATTCGGGTCCTACGGAATCTCTCCATTGTGACCATTGTGTGGAAGCCACAGGGTTGTTTGTTAGAATATACACGTGAACCTTGTGTTTATCTAAAAAGGCCGACAACAAGCGTATATATTTTAAACGTTCTCTCGTTCCAGCATAATACAAGGCTATATCCTTGGCAACAATGCGCCTTTGTTTGAATTCTTGTGCAACCCATTGATTCGGTGGAACTACAATGCCTTCCAAGACGGACAAAGTACGATCCCAATCAAAGAGGACCGCCTTTTCACCTCGTTTCTCTTTGACCCAGCGCTTTAAATCTTCTCCCTTTTCCACCGAAAAACCAATAGCAGTATCGTTATTACGGATACCCATTTGATATAAATATTGTGCATAAGGATTTTTTGGATTCTCTTTTAGAAAGTAATGGATGTATTGTGTCGTATCCATTGTTTGCGTTAGAGGTAAAAAAGGATCCGCTGCTACTTGAACCACTTCCACCAAAGGTTTGGAAATCATAAATTGTTTCACTATATCTGTTTGGTTGTCATAGAACCGAATCGAACAGCAAGCACGTTTCTCTTTTATAAATGGATCTCTTGGAAATGCCTTGTGAAGAATCGTCTTTTTTGTAGACGATTTTTTTCTATACGACTTTTTTTTAGTAGAAAACATATCTCTTTTTATAGTATATAAATAAATATATTTATATGCATTATGCTTTTCGTTGAATCATTTACACTTTTCATTGAATCATTTACACTTTTCGGTCTATCATTGTTACATTTGTTACAATATTGTCCCCTTCAAACAACTCGGAACGAATGTCCGCCACCGAAATTTCCGTCTGTCCCAATGCTGACGCTTGTGTACTCGCTCCCACCAAATTTCCATCCGCGTCAATTGTTTGTGTCAAAGTAGCTCCCGTTTTCTCCGCCAATTCAATGTTCTCCGCAATTGCCTTTTTCTTCGTGTCCTTTACTCTCTCTTCAAAAGCATTTTTCGCAAATGTCTCATTCTTCTTCTTTTCCTGCATCAATTGATTCAATTCTTCTTCCAAATACTCTACGCGACCCGTCTTATACGCCTCCGGATCATACGGCATCCATAAACCTACAGGACCTACAAAAACGTCGTGATGTGGATCTACTTCGCGCAACATCTTGGAACGCAATTCGGCTTCTTCCAATGTAGGATATACACCACGAATTTTTAAACCACGTGTTGAAGTCTGGAAATGATGAGCAATATTGAACGCATTCTCCAAGGCTTCTTCGTTTTGATCTATAAATGTCTTGTATTCATCCTCCAATCGACTATCGATCAATTGTTGATATTCCTCCTTGACAAAATCCTGAAAATCCTTGTTGATATCTTCAAATGTTAACTTGTATTTGTAACTAAGGAAATTAAGAAACTGCACAAATTTTTCCATACTCTTGGAAAAGTCCCATTTCTTTAGGAATTCTTGGAAATAAAATATGTCCTTCTGTTTCAAGATTTTTTCCGGGGACACAAAAGATACACAAACAAACTTTTGTCCTGCAATTGGCTTGTCTTCTTCCAAAAGATCTACATATTTCGTATTAATAGAACCATTCGATAGTGTTTTTCTCTCAAAAGAAGCAGTATCTTTAGACGTTTTTGTTTGGTTCATTTTATTACATTCCATCAAAATGTTTTTAAGTTTTTATCGCATAATATTTTTTTTCTCGTGATTATTTATAAGAAATGTTTGACGTTGCTGAATTGGTAAAGAGAATCATAAAATATCTGGTAGAAGGTCTTATGGTTGCGATTGCCGCTTATGCTATTCCTAAACGCTCCCTGAATGTGGAAGAAATTATCCTGCTTGCGTTGACAGCAGCTGCTACATTCAGTATCTTGGATACATATATTCCTTCAATTGGTGTTTCCGCCAGAACAGGTGCTGGTTTCGGTATTGGTAGTACTCTAGTTGGATTTCCTGGAGGGCTATAAAAATTGATACATTTTTTTACCATCTCTCGAAATGGTAAAAAATGTCAACAATGTTTCTAATCTGTTCCATCGTCTTCAGTATATTCTATATGATTTGTGAACATTTTTACGATGAATATAAAAAGGTGAAAATGCAGCGCGAGAAACAGTATTTGCAGGAATTACAAATCATCTTGGATAATTACGGATACAAGATCAAGACGCGCGACTTTATTACTGTGGATGATGTTTTGAAAGCCATTGATTCTATGCCGGATACTTTGACCAAGAGAGAAATCAAAAAGAGTATATTTTATTCACCTTTAAATTCACGTCTTAGAAAATTACGTGATGAAATGATAGTATAAATTATATTATTGAATTATTTTTGAATTGTCTTTGTGTAATATAACAATGTCACTTTCTTCCATTTTTTACCCTTTATTAGAATCTCCCATACAAACATTGCAACATTTAGATAATTTACGGAATCACAACGCAACAAAAATGAATATATATTCATTGTACAAGACCATATTTGATATTGCGGATAATAAGTCGTTGAAAAAAAAGGAAAAAATAGAGAAAATCAAAACAATAAAACAACGTCTTCCTGAAAAGGATGGTCTTTTACGATCCTATGGAAATTATATGGAGCATACAATCAAAAAGACACGTAAACAAAGGCGAAAGGGAGGAGGAATTTTTAGACGTGTTGTAAAGGGTGCTGTAAAGGGTGTTGCAAAAGGAACTTATAAAGCAGTGAAAGGAATAGGTTCTCTTCTTTCCAGAAAAAAAAATAAAAACACAGATAACGACGATGATAAAAAGGATGATAAAAAGACAGATAACGACGATCTACCACCATATGCAGAAGGAGCCAATCCGAATTTGAAGTATGATGGAAGATAATAATTTAGATGGTGGCGATGAATTCCCAATTCAAATCTTCACAAATTTTTTTCCATATAGTATCTTGTTCTATCAATTTCTCGCGATCTTTCAACATAGGAATCTCGGGTAAATAATGATCTTCACCTAGTAATTCAAACAGTTTGAACAATACATAATAATAATGTAAAAAGTTGACCCGATAATCTGGACAATGCTTGGCATATGGATATTGAATTTCCATAAAGAAATTGCACAATGTTTCTTCTAATTCTTGTGTGATAATAGGGGGTTTGATACCCAATTTATCCTTGATAAAATTAATATGTTCATAA